CAAAGTAATAAATTCCCATCTCGGTTTATCCTTCCGACTCGTTGTCTGCGAGTCTTTTGCTGCTTTTGAGGTTGCGGGAGCAACTCCCGCCTTCACTAAGAGCACTCCACGCGCCATAGCAGATGCTAGCTAACCCCATTAACTTCAATAGTCTCAATTTGATACAGCCACCAAACCGATACTTTCTTGCACACTCTTGCGAATTGTTTTCCTCGCCGTTATCCTTTGCGTCATGCTAGCCATGCAGTCGGCAACCCAGCGGTATCGCACGTTTGCCCGGGCCTACGTATTCACGACCGGACGCAACGCCACTAAAGCAGCCATTGCAGCAGGGTACAGCCCCAAATCCGCTTGGTGCCAAGGTTCTAAGCTGACGAAGCATCCCAAGGTAGCGGCGTTTATCGAAGAAATGGAGGCTCGGCTCGCCGCGAAAATGGAGCTAACGCCCAATTCTGTCGTGCAAGAGCTTGCAAAGCTTGGGTTTAGCAATATGGGCGATTTCGTCGATGACGAGGGGAAGTTTATCGGCATGGCCGGCTTGACGCGGGATCAGACGGCAGCAATCCAAGAGATCGAGATTGACGAAAAGAACGGGAAGCGTAAAGTTAAGCTGGCAAACAAGCGGGAAAGCCTCGAATTACTGGCAAAGCATTTCAAGTTGCTAGGTGCGGACGATCACGGGGTGGGCAATCAGATCCAAGTAATTGTGGTGAACAGCCCGCGGCCAGTGCGAAGCGAGGAAATGATAGGCCAAGGCACCGCAGAGGCTATTTGCGAGGCGATCGACACGCCAGTGGAGCTCAATGCAGGCCCGCCGCCGGACATCTCGGAAGAGTAATCCCGTTGCATGCCAGAAAATGATCACCACTAGCCTAAGCTGCTGATTCTAATCATGGCATAACTCTTCTGCTGGAATACAGTTCCGGCCCGTGGCCCGTCCGGTCAGTGGTCAGTCCGCCGCGCCGCGAGCCAGGCTTTGTTTGCGCCGGCGGCCTTGGCCCCTCCTCTACGGATTACAATTTCTATTAAAAAAGGCACTTCCTAATGGCGCTTTCGGCCGCAGGCCCTCTCCCAGATTTTCGGGCAGAAACCGAAAAGGCTTTTGCTGAGGTTATATAGGGTGGGTGATTTTTTTTGGGCAACCTATATAAGATTTCGCTTGCAATCCTATATAAGATTCTCTATAGCTATAGAGGTTTTGAGGGGAGGGTTATATAGGATGGCAAAGCGACCGTTAATGATAAGCGTGGACGATGTGGACCGGGAGATGTGGAAGGAATGCGCCGAGAAGTCTGGTTTGAGTTTGGCCGAATGGGTTAGACGGAGGTGTAACGGGGAAGGGCATGCGGTTGAGGATGACGGGGTAATTCGGCGGCAGGAAAGTAAGGCAGCGGAAGCGACGGAGGCGCACAATTTGGCGACGGGAACGGAGAATCCGGTAGCGGTGGCGTTTCGGAACATGGCGGCGAAGAGGCACGAGAAGCCGGGGAAAGAGTATTTTGAACATTGCCAGCATGGGCTGGTGAAAGCGGGGTGCGCGAGATGCAAGGCGAACGAGTCGAGGTGAATGCGGTGACGGGGCGGTACTTGGATCCGAGGATGGATTACAAGTTGCCGTTCGAGCGGCACGTGGCGGAGTCGGTGTGGCAGAGGTGTGGGTGCCAGAGTTGCCAGGAGTACCGGCATTTGATACTGACGCGGCCGGGGTCGTTGATTATGAATTTCGAGACGTTTCGGCACAAGGACGAGAGGTACTGACCCGCTACATATTTCGCTGGGACAGGCCGGGGCTGCCTGGGCGGAAGGGGCAGGTGTGCGTGGTTTTAGTGCGTGGGAAGATGAACAGTTGCGCGGTGGAGTTTGAGGACGGGTATCGGGCGGTGGTAAGTCGGAATGCGTTGCGGAAGGTGAAAGATGCGGGCTGACAAAGCGGGGCAGGGGCGCAAGCCGAAGTTTCGGGTTGGGCAAGTCGTCGCCCGACGGCTAACTAGCTGTGTTGGCAAAGTGCTGAGTCGCTACCGCGATTCCAGCGGGAGCAATGTTTGGTGGTACGAAATGGTCGGAGATGCGACGCCATGGGCAGAGCAAGAGTTGAGAGCACTAACGAAGCGCGAGGCTAGGCGTGGCCTATAGGGGTTGGGATGAGCGGCAGAAGCGTAAACCTTGTGCGCGGATTGGCTGTACGCAAAAGGTGGGACACGGCTGCCCGCCGAATGTAATTTATTGTTCGGAGCGTTGCTGGAAAGCATCCCTTCCTATTCCTAAAACTGCGACACGCCGCACGAAAGGTGGTTCGGGGCGATGAGCGAGACGCAGCAACCTAGCAAGAAGTGTGCATTCTGTGGCGAAGGATTCATATGCGAGCACGGCAAATGCAACGTTTGCCAGAAGTGCCGCACCTGTGAGCGGTTGGACGAGGCCTGGGACGACTTAGGCGCTGAGTTGACGGATCGCGGTGCGGAGAAGAAAGAGGGGCGATGAGCGAATTGAACGATAGTCCAACACTGTGCATGAAGACTCACGGGCCTGTAGTGCATGGAGCGCAGCATTGGTGTCACCTAAAGGCGGAGCATAAGGGCGAGCACGAATGTCCTTGCGGTGCGAAATGGGGCAAGCCATGAGCGAGAGCGGCGTAGGCACGGGGAGGTTGCCGGGAGAAGCTGTTTGGATAGATGAACTGATTGAATGCGATGGTCAGCGGGACCAACTGCGGAGTGTACTCAGGGCCTTCGCGGCTAACCTGAAGCAACAACTGGCAGCCGCCCCTCCCGCCGAACTAGCGCGTGGTCTGTATGTCTATGTGCAAGGACAGATTACCCACACGCAAGGCCGTAACTTCCCTGAGCGTGTCGAGGTACTTGTTCATGGCGTGGGAACAGGAACAGTCGAGCGAAGCAGATTGAAGGCGATGGCCGCCCCTCATGCCGCTGTCACGGATGCCGCGTTGGCCGGGATGCAACTTGGACAATACAGGATGTGGAGAGACGCTGGAGGACCAGCACCGCACAAGGAGACCGTTATGGACAAACCTACGACCGACGCACGCTTAATGGAATTGATCGGGATATTCGAGGAAGGAACAACGGGATGGCCCGTATCCCAGGATGGAAGTACACCGCTTAGCCAAGATGACATCGGAGACGTTTATGCATGGCTCCAGTGGGCACAGGCGATAAACGCGCCGAAGGATGGAGTCGCGGAATGAACATCACCAGACATCAAATTGAATTTTGCTTTAAGCAGGCTACGCAAGGGGAAAGATTCTCACAGGGATATTGCGTGGAAAGAATTTTGGAATTGGTCACAGGGGCGAGCGGCGCACCGAGCACCGTTGTAGACCCGAGTGGAGGTGATCGAGTTATGGCTATCGCGTCAGGCAATTTGGGTTGCGGATGCACAGGAAGATGCGTTGGGCATCGCGGCTTTCCAATGACCGCGGAGAATTCATACCAGCATGCGGTAGCCATCGAACAACCGAGTTCGCAGACGGGGTTACAAGCGGGCGCACCGAGCAGTGAGGCTGGGGCGCGTAGACTTATAAAGAAATGTCGTGAGCATGCTGATTCCGCAGATTGCTGTGCGAAAGAGGCGAAGAGGCTCAACTATCCGCCTGAAGGAATTGAGAAACATGCTAGGACTGCACATAATATGAGTTGGTTCGTCGCCGAGTTGGAGCGCACGCTAGCCGAGATGCCGCCCGCCGCGCCCGCGATCACAGTGTCAACGGGTGCTCTACCGGGATGCACGGCGCAAGCTATCGAGGAATCAGGAAAGTGGGTGTATGGGCAACCCAGTGGAGGGGATCGAGCGATGGCTAGCGCGCGGCTGGAGGAAGCGAAATGGTGGCGAGCGCACGTTCTGTGCGGCCACAAAGATGAATTTTACGATGAACGCATCGCCGAGCTGGAACGTACGGTAGCCGCGAACGAATCAGCGCAGCTGGTTGGCCCAGAGGCAGGCGGGTCCGAAACGATCATCGACACAGGCTCCGGGGGTTACGAGGTAATTTGCCCGCATTGCAAAGAGGAATTTGAGGTGAGCGTGTATCCAGACTATTGCGTATTGTGTGGCGAAAAACTGGAGCGCGAGCCCCGTCCGCCTGCGAAGGAGCCGCTGGGCAAACAGTCGGAGGGACAAGGATGATAGCTAGCGCACCAAGATGGCCGGGAGACACTTTCGAGTTCTGGCCGGACACTTGCCCAACGGGGGAGCATAAGTACGGCTACTGTTGCTTGGCTTGCGACCATGAGGAAGACGAAGAGTGTTGCTGTGCTGAGGTCATGGCTTCGGCGCAACAAATAACGAGGGCGCTAGCCAAGAATGACACGGCCCCGACTGTGGGACCGGCAGCCCGTCCGCTGCCGTCTGACACACCGAGCCGTTGATTCAGTGGGTGGCTATCGCATCAAGGAGTCGAAAGGTGGGCAGCGATGAAAGACACAAGTAAGTTGAAGTTAGGCGACATACCGGGGCCTGATTGGAAGGATGCGATCACGACCGACACGACGATAGGATTCTCGTTCTGGGAGCGCATCAAAATCCTGTTCGGGTGTCACGTCAACGTCCATCTTAAAACGCTGTGCGAAATAGCTCCCGGTGCGACGCAGCACTGGCCGGAATGGTCGCGTATCTGCGTTGTAAAGCCAAAGTGGTGGCCGCATAAGCACTCGTACCAGTTCGTTCAAGCGACGCCCACGCCACAATCAAGCGAGCCGCTAGGTAAGAAAGCTGCCGACACTGAGGTGGTCGACACGGCAGCCCGTCCGCTGCCGTCTGACACACCGAGCCGTTGATTCAGTGGGTGGCTATCGCATCAAGAAAGGTGAGGAGCGGAAAAGATGAGACCAACACTTGAACAGTTGAAGGCGATGAGTCTTCACATTCTTGAGGCGCATTGGCTTGACTGGGAGTTTCCGTTCGACCAAGCGAAGTGTGGGCGCTGCATAACGGGGCATCACCAGGAATTGAACGATGGTTGCCACAGAATCGGGCACAACAAGTTTCGCGTGCTTGTGAGTGCGCTTGGTCCTACGGGGGCTTCACGCTGGGAACGCTGGAAGGGGAATCACCTTCCCAATTACGGGCAAACGGTTACACCTAAATGGCTCGCCGCTAACCTTGAGGAACTCTACGCGATGCGATTGTTCTACGACTCGCTTTACCCGCAGCCCGCGCCAGAGACCGAGCAGGCGGTCGCCACCCAAGCTGCCGACACTGAGATCGCAGGAGGCTAAACGTCCAGATCCCCGGTAACGCTCAACACCGCCGATGTCTACCACCCGTGGCCCAAGCAAAAATTGTTCCATGAAAACCCCGCAAAATACCGTTTGCAGATCGGGGGATTTGGAAGTGGCAAAAGTAGGCCCTTACTGTGGGAAGCCATCTTTCACGCGCTCGAGTATCCCGGCTCCGAGTCCATCATCCTGCGTACCACCATGCCGGACCTCAAGCGCACGGTCATCTCCAAATTCAAGGCCGACGTACCGCCGGCTCTCTACGATTATTTTCACGAAACCGACCACATCGTCTACTTCAAGCCGGTCAAGGTGCCGCAGTTAGACGCGCACGGGATCCCGGTTATGGGTTCCGATGGCAAGCCGCTCACGCGCGTGGCTGTGTCGAAACTTTACTTCGCGGCCTGCGAAAACGAAGACGACACCACGAAGTTTCTCTCAACCGAATGGGTGTTTGTAGGGTTTGAGGAACTAGGTAAGTTTGCGTTCGCGGTCTGGAACGCTTTCACCAGCCGCAACCGCTGCCCCATTCCAGGCAGCCGTTCCTCGATGGCTGCGGCTTCCAACCCCACCGGTGTTGGCTGGGGCTGGATGAAGAAGTTATGGGTGGATCACGTGCCGTTCGTGGGCATGGATCCCAAGAAATACAACCCTAAAGACTACTGGTATATCCATTCCACGGTCGACGACAACCCGATTTACTCGAAAGACCGTGAGTACGTCCGCGCCCTCGAGGCCGACCCCCGCCGCGACGTGGTGCGCTGGGGCAAACTAGACCTCGTTCCCGGGCAGTATTTCGACAACTGGAACGTCACGCGCCACTTCCGCAAAGCTTCGGATTTCACGTTTCAGGATTGGCAGGAGACGTGGGTTGGTTGGGACTACGGTTTTGGCCACTATGCTTGCATCACGTTTCACACCAAAGCGATGTTTTACGACAAGCTGCGAAAGCAGCATCGCATGGTCAACGTGACCACCCGCGAGATTGTGATGCACGAAGCCACTCCGAAAGAGCAGACCGAGGCGCTCATCGCGTCCATCCCGCGCGACAAGGACGGCAACTTCAAGGAAAAGATTGCCGCGGTGTACCTGTCCTGGGAGCGCTTCAATAGGACCGTGGGCCAGTTCACGGTGGCGGATGAGATTGGCGACCTGCTGAGTTCGGCAGGGTTAGTGCGGCCAAGCCGGGCCAGTACCGATCGCGTGGCCGGCTGGCAGAAAATGTATTCCCTGCTCGATACCGACGACTGGTTTGTCCTTGACACTTGCCCCACGGTGGCCGAGAGTATCCCCGAACTCGTCCGGCACAAAGAACGGATGGAAGATGTTATAAAACCAAAGGGGGCCGTCTTAAGCGACGACGTTGGTGACAGTGTCCGGTACGGAATAGCTGGCCATCTGCTCGACGCCGAGGATGAACCGGACGAAGTGAAGTTAAAGCGGCGCCTCGACAATATCGAAGACCCATTCAGAAAGCATGTGGAGCAATACCGGGCGTGGATCGAGAAGAAAAAAGAGCAGGAAAGCCCGGGTAAGATCATTATTATGCCGACCTGGCAATCGAGGTTAAAACAGTAGATGTTCCGCCACACCCGCTATCTCGAAGGCCTCGTAGCGCGCCTCGAGCGGCAGATCGAAGTGCTGCGCGCCGAAAACACCATTGCCCTCGCCGAGCAGGCCGAGCGCATGAAAGCCGAATCGCAAGTGCTCCACGAACGCGACAAGGCCGAAATTGAACGCCTGCTGGCGCTGAACCATGAGCAAAAAATGCGACTTGATCGCTTGGAGCTTTCTGTCTTCGCAGGGACCGGCACCGAAGCAGGGCGGGCGTATGTGGCGCGCAGTGAGCCAACCCAAGAAGCCGCGCCCGTCGAAGTCGAATCGGACCAAGGCACGCCATGGCAGCGGATCCAGCGACGCATGATCGCCGAGGATGAGCAGCAGTGGAACATTCGCGAAGCCGCGAAAAAGGCTGCGGTTCAGGCAGGACTCGTTCCCACGCCACCGGAGATTCGCCCTGGCAACGATTTGACGAAGACACACTGATGAAGGCGCGGGTAGTGACGCATTTTGAACTGGGGCCCAATCTGACCCCCTCGCGTTCATCATATCTGTAAGGGTAGAATCCGACTATGAGAGTTTTCTGGCACAACGGCGGGTTGATGATCGAACCTGAGAATGAGCGCGAAGGCGAATTGCTAATTGAGCTGGCGGGAAACCTCAGCTTTGGTAGGCCTTCGGGGATGCAGAATCGCATCCCCTCCGGCGACACACCCTCAGGCAGCAAGGGATTGTTTGAACGTATCGTTACTGACCATGAGGCCCGTCCAAGCGGCCTCACCAGTAAGCGTAACGACAAGCAGCATGTCGTTACTATCGATAAACGACTTTAGCCAATCGCGAATCTGCTTCGCTGGCGAAGTCGAACGAAATATCCATTGCGAGTAAAGAATTCTGACAGCGCCTAAGCGCTCCAGTTCCTTTATCAAGCGAGGATAGTCCTGTCCAGGTTTGTCTAAGTCATAGCTAATCAAATAACTAGCCATTTGGTTACACCATTCCCTTTGGTGTCCTAAGTGCGACACGGACGTGCCAAGACATCCAGACTTGTTGTGTCTTGGCGGTTAAGGTTTTTCTAGTTGACAGGAACCAGAAGCGGCTCTTAGAATGGTGTTGTCTGAGTTCACCATTCCTTGCTAACTAGAATTCGCAAGAGCCTCACTCCGTCAGAGTGGGGCTTTTTGCTGCCCGTAAAGAGCGTTTCTAGTCTGCCAGAACGCCTCCACTATCCTTGGCATAGCAGAACGACCAAATTTCATCGCACTGGATTCGCTTGCACGGCAGGTTCACCATAACCCGATGCTGGAAGGCTTCGCAGGCGGCACCGATCTCTGGCAGGAGCTTGAGAACGGTATTAAATGACACTCCCGCTAGGCGGGAGGCGGCACGTAGGGAGTTACCCTCGACTAGGGCATTCACGATCTGGGCGCGCTTTTCAATAGGTAGACGATTCATAATGCGAATATTATATGCTTGAGCGCCTAAGCTGTCAATATAAATTTGCGGTTTGCCTAAAAATAGGTAGTATTTTATTGCACTGTATTGCAGACCGTGGTATCGTATCCCTGTAAGTCCTGAAGGAGGCGATAAATGCCAGCCGAAGCACTGAAGTCCGTAGAAAGTAAGCCCGTAGAAGCCACCGGAACAGCCGAAGGGGAGCGCGAACGTTCTACTATTAGTTTCCCCTACCATGATCTGGATGACGTAGTGAAGGTCACGAAGGCAGTCCACGCGGTTGGAGGTTCATCCTGCCAGTGGGATCAAATCGCTGGACATCTGGGCCAATCTTCTACCAGTGGCACCTTCCGTCTTCGCATGCTTGCGGCGAAGATTTTTGGTGTTTTAACGTATGACAAGAGCATCGTGACTCTCACACCTCTTGGCAGTCGCATCTGCGATACGCAGCAGGAGCAACTTGCGCGTGCCGAGGCGTTCCTTGCCGTTCCTCTCTACAGTAAGGTCTACGAACAATTTAAAGGCGCGAGCTTGCCACCGTCTTCTGGACTAGAGTCTGCGATTGTGGCGCTGGGAGTCGCGCCGAAGCAGAAGGACAGAGCGCGACAGGTATTACAGCGATCAGCAAAGGAAGCTGGATTCTTTAATTACGGTACCGATCGACTAGTGATGCCGTCAGTCAGAGCGAGCGCAGCAGCGACGCCAGCGCCCGAATCGGAATCCGAACCGGACAGAAAGAAGAAAAAAGAGGAAGACGAAGGGGAACGCCGACACCCGCTAATCGAAGGGCTACTCAAGGAATTGCCGGAGCCTCAGACGGAGTGGACAACGGAGGATCGCAAGAAGTGGTTAGAAATGGCATCAACCATCTTCAATGTGATTTACAAGGATTCAGACGACAGCCGGGGATCGCTCAGGGTTGTAGTCGAAAAGGGTTCTGCTAAACAGTGAAAATTCCCGATAGCAGAACGGGGTTTTCGGAGGGGTTTTGGTGATGCAACTGAAAATAATACTAGCTAGCTCTTTGCATCATGCCTGCCGTGCAGAGGGCCACAATGAGAAGCCCCAAGTCATCTAGCCTTCGCGGGGATGAATGACTTGGGGCGTGGCGGCACTTCTACTACAAATTGCTTCTATGAAGGCTCTTCTTCCTTAGCCCAACGTGCTTTCGCGGCACGTTGGGCTATTGCCGTTCTCTCCTGTGGCGACAGCTTTGCGGCCCTTGCTCGCCCACCCTTGCGCCCACCTAATTTCCCAAGTGCCACCGCAGCGGCATTTTTCTTCTTTGGTTGGGATGGAAACTGAATCGGCTTCTTCGGTTCGGCCAGTGGGGCGCCTATCGCTTCCTCAACTACCCGCAGAGCGTTTTGGGCTACGTCCGCAGTGCTTGAGCGTTTATGCATACAACTACATCTTCACACACGTTTAGGGCCAAAGACAACCCCCTAAAAGATCAAAATGAGTCACTACCAAGGCGCGAGACGTTGTGCCAAATTGGCCGCGAGGGAGATCGACCAGTAGTCCTAGAAAGTGGTTGTATGCCGATTGGCACTTCCACTACGAGATGCGTAAACAGTTGCGACTTGATCGCGTGTACCATGAGCAGCAACAAGAAATGATCGACAGGTACATTGCCCGTTGGCGCAGCGAGTGAGTGCCCCGCAACTCCAGTTCGTTAAGGTCGGCGGGGAAACGGGAATCGTGGTGCATTCGGCGGCGGCGCTGCACTGGCTGCTTAAAAATCCCCCACCGGCGTCTCTTCCAGTGTATCTTTCCCGTGTCGTAGCGAGTGAATTGAAGAAGGAGGCACTTATGCCACACGCAAAAGACGGCACCGGCCACGCAAGTTTCGGCAGGGCAAAGCTCCATGACGATATGGAATCCGACCGCAAGGCCAAAGCAGGCCCGAAGTCCATGGAAGCCCCGAAGAAAGAAGCGAAGGGTGAAGCGGAGCCCAAGCCGAAGGGCGAAGCCGAAGGCGGCGAAGACAACATGGAAACCATGCCCGACACGCCGACCGCGATTGAAGCCCATGTACAGCAACACGGGCCAGCCGACGAGACACATCATAAAATTGGGACCGACGGCATGCACCACGTGCTTTCGATGCACGGCGGGCAGAAACACAAGTCGGTCCACGGCACCCACGACGAGGCTCACGCCCACATGGGCAAGGCGATGGGCGCAATGGCCGGGCCGCTGCAGGCCGACGGCGGCGGAATGAGTCCAGTGGCGCCTCCACCTGCGGGCGGCGGTGGCATTCCCGGGATGATGTAGGTGCCGTTTTTATCCAAGGCGCAGCAAAGGTTCGCCTACGCTAATCCCGAGAAATTCGGCGGGAAGGGGAAACTCGCGGAGTGGTCCGCTGCGACTAACTTTGGCTCGCTGCCCGAAAAGAAGAAGCCGTCGCGCATGGCCGAGGCGTTCAAGAAAGCCAAAAAGTGATTGACCATCCCTTCGATCGCCTACTCAGCAAAACGCAGTACACTGACGCCGAAAAAGCGCTCATCTACGCAGTCATGCGGCTATCGACGCAGGAGGGTTGGCAAATGCTGACGCCAGCCGAGGTCTA